CCGCCCTTGATCTTGGGGGAGCGGCCGCTAAGGACGCGGGGAATGCTATAGTTGACGGTATGGGGATTGACAGGAAGGCTGCGGCTAGTACTGGAAAGACTCTCGCAGGACTTTCGGGATTGTTTTCTAGTAGTGATTCGGGAAACGATAAGGTTCCCGATTCCAATTGGAAACCTAAGTCGATTAGCGAACTATTTAAGGGGAATTGATTATGCCACAGTTGCGTGACGACACTTCAAACATTGATATTCTTAACGCTATTCGTAGCGATGCGCGATATGATTATCAGAACATGGTTCCTGAGGCCACTAAGGCGAACATTCAGGAAACTATTGCGGGAATCATGTCTGACAACATTACTCGCAACGAATTCATGTCATCGCTGATTAACCGTATCGGTTCTACCATTGTGCGTCACATTTCGTGGAAGAACCCCCTTGCGGTCTTCAAGCAGGGCATGATGAACTTTGGTGACACTATCGAGGAAGTTCACCTTGACTTTATCAAGCCAACCATTTACGAGGAGCAGCGCGACTACCTTGAGCGCGACGTGTTTGGACAGGCACCCCCGCCGTCCAAGAGCGCATTCCACACGATTAATCGCAAGGAGAAGTTCAAGATCACGATTAACCGTGACGTGCTTCGTCGGGCTTTCCTTTCGGATAACGGTCTTTCTGAGATGATTTCTCAGATTATGGCCGTGGCCGCTTCGTCTGACCAGTGGTCTGAGTTCCTTAGCATGACTAAGTTGTTTAAGACCTTCGATGACAAGTTCGGCTTCTATCGGATGCAGATTTCTGACATGAATTCGTTCGAGCCGGATAAGGCGAAGGTCGACGCTGCGCTTAAGGCCCTAAGGGTTGCTGCGAACAAGATGCAGTACCCGACCCCCGCATTTAACAGTGCCGCTGTGCACTCGTTCGCACGCCCCGAGGACCTAGTGCTTATTGCGACGCCAGAGTTCAAGGCGAACGTCGACGTGACGTCCCTGTCCGCCGCGTTTAACCGGAGTGACGCTGAGGCGCCGTCTCACATCATCACGGTTCCGGGCGAGGCGCTGGGGATGGCTGACACGTCGGCCATTCTGACTAGCAAGCAGTTCTTCGTGATTAAGGACATTCTCCTTGAGAATCGGAGCATTTCTAACCCTGAGGGTCTGTATGACAATTTCTGGCTGCATCACTGGTCAGTTATGAGCGCTTCGCCGTTCACTCCGGCTATCGCGTTTGGCACTAAGCCGAATACGGTTGTGGTGACGCCTAAGGCCGAGACTAATGCTGCGATTACCACACTGCTTGTGACTAAGCCGGATGGTGTTCAGTCGACGATTATGCCTCCTGGGGCGGTTCGTCAGGCGTCTATTCAGTGGAAGACGGCGCCCGCGAATAAGGGTTATGCCACTGACTGGTATCTTAAGAACGCTAAGTCTAAGGGCACCAAGATTTCCAACGATGGTGTTCTTACTATTGGACCCGATGAGCCTGAGGCGTTCCTTACTCTCGGCGTGAGTGTTGACACTAAGGGTGAGGATGGCAATAAGCCGCTCAACAAGGAGATTAGCATTCAGGTTAAGAAGTAATACTTGAATCAATACAGAACCGGGCATCCAATGGGTGCCCGGTTCTGCTATGCTTGGACTTGAAGGAGGACGATATGTCAGAGATTTATGCAATGCCGCCTGAGACTCGTGCAGGCTTGTCGTTTGATTATTCTGTGTGGTCTGCGGGCAGTGTCATCACGATGGTTAATGTGCCTTTCGACAACACGTATCGGGATATTGTTGACTGGAAGTCGTATGGCCACACACCTTACGCCTATGTTAAGTCTTTTAATAATCTGCATAAGGTCGAGATTAATCAGATGACTTATCTTGCGCAGGGTAAGCCGATTCGTATTCCTACGCCTTTCACTAAGGCGAATCAGTACAATTATGTGATGGTTGAGAACCCCGGACGCCCGGTTAACAACATTGGTTTTGAAGGCTATACGCCTAGCGTGTTTTTCTATTTTATTACCAGTATTGACTACATTGCACCGAACACCACGCAGTTGACGCTACAACTCGATGTTTGGACAACCTATTACCAGCGCATTAACTTTGGTCGCAGTTATCTTGAGCGTGGGCACATGGGGATTGCGGCAACCGATTCTTTCGACAACTACGGAAAGAATTGGTTGACTCAGCCTGAGGGCCTGGACATGGGCTCCGAGCATCAAATTATCCGAACCTACCGGCGATTGCTGGCAGATGTCAATAATTACGATTATGTTGTGATTGTTACTTCTACAACAAAGCTTGACGCCAATAATGGTTACGGTGACGAAAACAATCCCCGCGTATCTATGGCCACTTCCTCGCGAACCGAAGGAATCCCTAACGGTACCGAAATTTATGCGTGCACCGCAGGTAATTTTAAATCCGGTATGGAGGGGCTTCGTTATTACCCCTGGGTTGCGCAGGGAATTGGGTCAATCACTATTGTCCCTAAAGATGTTGTTGACTTAAATGCTGGTGACAAGGTTAAGGTTGGTGAGAAAACAGGACAAGGAACGTGGACATGGTTATCCGACAACAGTGTTTACATTAATCGTAATTATTCGTTGACTGATGCTAGTTTTAGGAATGAATTTCTTTCGTTACTTCCCAAGGAATATCAGGAACTTAAGAAATTCGTTACATCGCCATACTGTATTGTTGAATTGACAACATATTCAGGGAATCCCGTTGAATTTCGCCCTGAGTCTATCCGCACAGCGGGAATTAACATTAATCAGTATGCCCATGTTGTGCCACCTAATCCGTCTTTGTTTTTCACTATCCGGGACTACAACACAATCACCGAATCTGTGATTGTTGAGCGCCGTGCAGGTAAGGTGACTAACGAGTACGGTGAGGGCTGGGATATGTGTACCGGATACACGTCTCTCCCCACATTCTCGGCCGTCAACAATTCCTCGCTGAATGCACTTGCTTCGTCGGCACACACTGCGGCGGCTCAGGTGAATAACGCGAAGTGGCAGCAGCAGCGCGCTCAGCGTGCAGCGACGGCGGCGCGGGATGTGGCTAATGCTGGTATTGCTGCGACTCAGGCTGGGGCTGAGAATTCTATGTGGGGTAATTCTGCTATGGCCGATTCTCAGTCGCGTTATAATAATATGAGGGCTACTGTTCAGGCTACTCAGGGCGCTATGACGGCGCTTGGCGGTGTTATGGGGCTGAATGGTTCGGCGGCTGGTGCTGGTATTGGTCAGGCGGCTACGGCTGGTGTTTCTGCGATGATTAATAATTCTCAGGCACAGTCGACGGCGAATATTCAGAATCAGTTGGCTAGTGGCGCTTCGCAGATTTCTCAGCAACAGCAGAGAACTGTGCGGGATACTAACTATGAACTGGCACAGTTTGCTGCTAACGGGGACTATGAGGCGGCTATTGCTTCAATTAATGGTCAGCGTCAGGACATGCAGGTTATTCCCCCGTCGGTGGTCGGGCAGACGTCAGGCTACGTGTCTGCGATGGTCTCCAACGGACTTGTAATTGATGCTAGAATTAGAAGTGTTTCACCGGCGGCCATGCGCAGTATTGGCGATTTCTGGCTTAGGTATGGGTACTTGATGAATACCTGGATTAAGTTCCCGAAGACACTTAGCCTTATGACCGAATTTACATATTGGAAGATGGCTGAATGCTACTTGGTTGACACAACCATTCCTGAGGGTTTCAAGGCCAGTGTGCGAGGAATCTTCGAAAAAGGTGTGACTGTGTGGCGCTCTCCTCAGCGCATCGGTAACACTAATGTTCGCAACAATCGGATTGACAAGACTGTTAGGGTGACCCTTAGTGAGTAAAAAGGATTATGTGCTTAACGGCATCTACAAGAAAATCATGGCATCTCCGCCGTCCTCATCCGAGGCGCGACAGATGCAACTCGAGCACATGTACCGGCGACAATTAATGGGCAAGTGCCTTTCCCGGTTTACTTGGGAGGGACTGCCTAACGGGATTGACCCACGGTTTATTGAAGCAACTATCTTCAATAATGGATACTCAGTATTCTATTGGGACAGTTTCTTCGAATTGTTTATGGCAATGCCAGCAACATTTTCAGGTCCCCTAGACATTCAGGATAATCCCACGGGATATCGTATCACTCGAAACGGCGTCTATTCTCGTGAAGTGAGCGCAAGCGAGTCTGTGTGTATTTGGGGTAATCAGGTTCGAGAACCGGAAATCGACGTCGTCCTTTCCTATGCTGCGCGACTTGCTCAGATTGATAGAACAATCGAAATTGATCTGCTGAATGAGCGTAACCCGATGATTGTTGCGTGCTCGCAGGATCAGCGCCTTACCATCCAGAATCTTATCTCTAAGATTTACGATGGTGAGCCCGTTGTGTGGGGCACTGAGAATATGAGTATGGACAATCTCGCCAACACTATTGGCGTGTTTCCGCTTAATCAGAATGCTGGTGCGGGTGCTGTTTCCTCGATCAAGCACATGGAGTCTAAGTCCAAGATTTGGGGAGAAGCGCTCACAATGCTCGGTATTATGAATGTGAATTCTGAAAAGCGTGAGCGCATGGTGGTTGAAGAAGCGGCCGCTAATTCCGGGCAGGTTCTCGCATCTCGCGAGTCATTTATGAAGCCGCGAGAGTTGGCGTGCGAGCAAATTAATGAGAAATTCGGCCTTAACGTGTCATGCTATTGGGCTGTAGACGACAATGCTGCACCGAACCTTAATGATTATCTTGCTAGTTCTAATTTGACAACCTATGGGGGTGACGATGTCAGTAACAACGATAATGCTTCGTGACGTTGTGCGGATTACTGATGACCATATTGGCCTTGATGATTATCCGATCTTCGACGAAGCATACAGGAAAACACTGAATGATCGGATTAAGAAGACCTATTGGCTTCAAGAGATCGCGCATGAGACAATCGACATCTTTATCTGGCGGCTAAGCCTTAAGATGGAACTGATTATGCCTAGGTATAATCGAATGTATTTGGCTGAACTGCAAAACACGGACCCGCTTGAAGGCAATCGCCACTACAGCGAGACCAGCCAGGACGGCAAGTCCCAGAACTCAGGGATCAACCACCAGACTGGCAGCGGCAGTGGCACCAACAAGTCCAAGGGGCGCACCGTGGGCTCGGACACTCCCCAGACACGGCTTGCGGGCGATGGGGACTATGCTACGAGTATCAGCGACGCGAGCACGTCAGGTGACACTACGTCTCGTAACGAGTCGGATAGCACGTCGTCTTCAAGTAGCAACTACGTCAATAATCAGCACTCGAATTCGTGGGGCTACTCGGGCTCCAAGGCTCGTGCGATTGCGGATTACCGGGGCACGTTGCTTAATGTTGATGATCTAGTAATCGCGGAACTCAGCGAACTATTCCTAGGACTATGGGACACAGATATGCCCCATACTCCTGGCGGACTAATTAATGGATACTCATTCGGACTAGGACTTGGAGGATATTATGGCTACTGGTGACGACATTATCGGATCAATCGATCAAGCGTTGTGGCGCGTCCAGTCGCGTTCGGTAAACAACATTACCCCGTTCACTTACCGCGACGGCTTGACGTATATTGACGTGCTTGAGCGAATTCGCAGTAGCGTCATTGATGTTATCACGTTCACGAATTCCTTTGGCGAGGAGCAGGACAAGATCATCGCCAAACTGAATGAGACCGTCACCAACTTCATCACCGAAGTTGAGAAGACTCACTCAGGTTGGAACAAGGAACTGGACGCAAAGAAAACTGCGCTTGAAACGGCTATCGAGGACTTCAAGCGCCGGCTTATTGACGCCGAGTTCCGCAAGGTTGACGGCGACTACATCGAAGCCCCGCTCAAGTCTCCTCAGGGCGCCCGAGTAACGCTCACCACTAAGGAATGGGCTGACAAGTTCAAGGCCGCCAACACTGAGTCCCTCAATGGGTTGCAGGCTAAACTTGACCAACAGCGCCGCGATTTCGATAACAGGTTCCCTGCGTATTACACGAAGACTGAGGCTAATGATATCTTCCTCGAGGACCCGAAACTCACGGAGGGGGTAGTCATTGGTTCGTCTAATGCAACTATTGAAGCAAGCCGCTGGACTGAGAGTCTTTGTCGGGAACTGGGGCTGAATCCGAATGTGTATGCGATTGGTGGTGGTGGTTTTACTTCCACTCTGGACAACAATTTCTCAACACAGTTGGATAACGCGATCCGGGGGATGACTGAGGAGAAACGTCGCAAGACTAAGTATTTTTTCGTGATTGATCTGCTGAATGACATTCGCGCCCAGAACGCTGTCCAGACTAATGCGAAAAACTTTTTCGCTAAGGCTCGACAGAACTTTCCTAACGCGGACATTCGAGTGCTCCCCGTTGTCTTCAATGAAGCATCGCTGAATAATTATGTTCAGATGGCCCGCTCGTGCGTTAGCCGTACCTTTGAGGTTATGGAAGCAGGACTCCCCTACGGCGCCGTCGTCTGTGAGGGCTCGCGCACATGGGCTCACATGGGCTCCGAGCAGGCCGCTGCGTGGGACCAAGGCGCGGACAATGTTCATATGACCGCAGCGGGCTATAACCACATTAAGGACCTGTTTAAGGTGTGGCTTAACGGTGGCTCGAGTTGGTATAACCCTCCGTCGGCCCAGTTACATCCTTTCTCAACTAGCGCCGTGGTTCACGACAACAACTATCTGGTGTGTGAGCGTGACGGAGATTGGGTGAACATTCAGGGCACCTTTAAGGTTGCAGGAAACAATGCCGGATATGACACAAAGTTAATGGGCCTGCCTGGATGGGCGCGACCTTATGACGGTGTTATGTCCCCCATTATCGGCAATGACAGAACATACAAATACATTTACGTTCCTAAAACGAACGGCATCTATGTTGGAGACATTCTCTCCGCAAATCAGACATACCAGGTAAACATGACCTACAAAATCTGGTGAGTAGACAGGAGTAGCCTGCCCCGATAGAATTGGGGCAGGCTATTTCTGTTGGAGGAACTATGGCTTGGGACGCAACGGCTAAGAAAGTTGCAATTAAGGCTATTGGTCAGGTTGAGTCGTCTATGGACTATTCGGCGATCAACTACAATGATCCGATTACCGTCGGAATTGCTCAGTGGTATGGTACTCGCGCTGCGGCGATTCTTAACCGCATGCGTGGTGCTCACGCGGCCGAGTATGGGCGAGTGGACGCGGGGTTTAGATCTCGGCTCGAGTCTGTGCCTGAGTCCGATTCGTCGTGGAACACCTACTATCTCTCGCGCGCTGTGGGGGATAGTCTTAAGCCGTTGCTTAATGCTGGCAAGGATATTCAGGGTGACCAGATTGTCAAGGACCTTGAGAACTATTTCACTGTTGCTAAGCAATATGGGATCAATCCCGAGACCGATACTGACGCATTTATTCTCTGGTGTGTCGCATACCATCAGGGTCCTCGCTACGCCCTTCAAGCGGCCAGTAACTACTCTGGCGGTGGTCTTGAGGAAATGTATTCCGACATTATGTCTAACGGAGTACTTGGCCGCTATTCTAACCGTTACACCCAGGCTAAGAATATTATTGCCGGAAAAGACACTAGCGGAGTTGGCGAGGGGGGTATTTCAGGAAATACACCCGGTAATGGTGGGAGTGTTGGCGACAACACTCAGACGGTCAACGTGTCTGGCGGGAAACTGATTATTAGTGCCGACGACAGTGGCATTCTTACGCTTCGTTCAAAGTTCGGCAACTATCAAATGTATTCCCGAGGCCATAATCTGTGGGAAGTAAACCTCAAAGACATTCAGCAAACAATTGTCGGTCAGAATCCTGCCGCTAACGCTGGTGGGGGAGGTGGTGGGGGCGGCGGAACTCCCGCGCCCGGTGGCTCCGGCAAGGGCGCAGCGGCGCTGGCCTGGGTAATGGCCCGATTGGGTAAATTTGCTTATTGTCAATGTCCTGGTAGGCAAGACCCTGACAATTCTGGTATCACGGATTGCAGTGGTTTAATGTATGCAGCCTATAAAGCAACTTCTAATACATTTGTTGGAACTTGGACGGGCGATCAATATTTTCGTGGGGCCGAACCGTTCCCTCGCCGTGGTGGGGCTATGACGGCCGCTGAGCGCGCCCAGTTGCGACCTGGAGACATGATCGTTATGGCGTGGAAATCCACGGGCAGTTACTACCCTGAGACGGATCATGTTGAAATGGTGGTAGACTCGAACACCCTTGTGGGGCACGGCGGAAATCCCCATTATGGTCCAGTAACTAAGTCTATTGATGTTCTCGCCGGCACTCGCTGGTGGACGGTAAGGCGTCACGAATGAAAAAGAAATTCTCCTATTATAGTTTCTCTAATGTGCTCTCATATGCGGGCGTGTTTAATATGATTATGGGCGCCCGTGGTCTCGGTAAGACCTACGGTGCCAAGAAGATCGTTATCAAGAATGCAATCAACAAGGGTCAGCAATTCATTTATCTTCGCCGTTACAAAACGGAACTCAAGGGGCGCAATAGTTTCTTTGCCGACATTCAACACGAATTTCCCAATGAGGAATTCCGTGTAGAGGGTCAGTATGCCCAGCGCAAGGTGGGTAAGAAATGGGAGACTATTGGCTACTTCATTCCTCTGTCTACGGCTCAGGCAAACAAGTCAATTGCGTACCCGAATGTTTATACCATTATCTTTGATGAATTCATCATTGATAAGGGGTCGCTGCGCTATCTTCCCGATGAAGCTAAAGTCTTTATGGACTTTTATTCCACAGTAGACCGCTATCAAGACAGGGTGCGCTGTCTCATGCTTTCCAACGCTGTCAGCATTATGAACCCCTATTTCATTCGTTTTCACATTGAGCCCAAAGAAGGAATTAGCCGACACGCAGACGGATTTATCGTCACCGATTTCGTCAACAGCGAGCAATTCCAGTCCGAAGTGGCGCACACTCGCTTCGGGTCTTTCATCACGAACTATGCCGAGGACTATGCCGACTATTCCATCTCCAACAAATTCGCAGACAACTATGACGACTTCGTCATGAAAAAGACCGGAAAAGCCAGATACGCATTCTCCCTCCGCTGCCCCGACGGCGAGGTCTCCATCTGGATCGACGGCGGCACATGGTTCGCCCAGCGCCGCCAGCCCCGCGGGGATAGGGTAAGATGGGCCTATAAGGTCTCAGACCTGCGGGAGGGGGAGCGACTACTCATGTACGGAGACAAAGTGCTAAGCATCATGCGCAGCACATATCGCAAGGGGCGCCTTTTCTCTGACTCGCCTGAAACCAGAAACATGTTCGCTGAAATCTTTGTCCGATGATACACATTAATCCCACCACGATTGACGTTGCCCTAATTCTCGGCGTCATTTCACTAATCACAATCGCCGGGCGTTTCATCTATCGTGCCACCATCTTTATGGATCACTTATCCACGATGTTAAATGCGTGGGACGGGAAAGATGGGATGCCCAGCGTACTGGACCGGCTTGAGGATATAGAGGAAAAACTAAAAGACGTTCAATATCACGTCAAGCCAAATCACGGCGGATCAAGCGTAGACGCGCAAAACCGTCAACTCAAAGAAATCATTTCCTATCTCAAGGAGAAAAACAATGGGTGAGCACGAGTCCCCCAAGCCCCCCTTCATTCCCGACGCATACCGCATGTGGATTTACACCGTGTGTGTTGGTGTTCTTGTCTGCCTTGGTGTCTGGGGCATTCTTGACGGCGACAAGATTAGCGCCCTGAACTTCCTTTTCGCCGCATTCTTCGGCGTCGCAGCGTCTAACACGCCGCGAGGAAAGGCGTCCTAATGGTCACCCGCGCAAGCATTATCTCCGCCGCCCAGGAGGAAATCGGCTACAGCCGCTGGGCCGACGACGAAGCGGGCACCAAGTACGGACGCTGGTACGCCCAAGCAACCGGCTCCCCCAGTTTCGGTGCCAGCGGCATCCCCTACTGCGATATGTTCGTGTCCTACATCCTCGCCAAGGCAGGCATTAACTGGGTAAGCGCCTACGTCCCCGGCCGCGAGAACCAGGCCCGTCAGCGCGGCGTCCTCATTAACAAATGGGACGTGCGCCCCGGCGACCTAGTCACCTTCGACTGGCAGGGAGACGGAGAGTCCGACCATATTGGAATCGCTACCAGCGCGCCCTACGGAACCAAGATTGACACCATTGAAGGAAACACTTCGTGGGGTTATTCCGGATCGCAGGGTAATGGTGGAGTAGTCACCAATAAGCAGCGCGATATGGATGACGTTGTTTGGGGCATTCGCGTAGTCGACGACAACTCCGCCATTTCCAGTGGCGGCGATATCCGAGACATTCAGCGAATCCTCGGAGCCGTACAGGACAATATCCTTGGGCAGGACACCGAAAAGCGAATGTGCGCCGTCATCAAGGCCAGCAACTGGGGCGGACGAGAATTCCCATGGGGAGTCGCCTACACCCAGAGTGTCATCGGCACAGAGCCCGACGGCGTATGGGGTGAGGCCAGCGAAGCCGCCCATGACCGCGTCGTCGAGTCGATACAGGCCACACTCGGCGTCACCGTTGACGGTGTATGGGGCCCCGAAACCTGGGCCGCCTGGGAGCGCCTAACCCGCACCGCAGAACGCCCATAATAACAGTTAACCCCCGGAAGGAACCAACCACTTCCGGGGGTTAACTATATCCTCACTCAAGTGCTGTCAAGTCTACTCCAATCGACTCGAGGCATTCATAATAGAATTTGCGGCATTCCTTTGCACCACTGTGTCCGAAACGCTTGATCGTATTTTGTCCCGTCAATTTGTCTGAAAAGACCACGCGATTATCGGGCCAGCCATAAACGTCAATACGATAATCGGTTCCGTCAATCAGAATTCGATCACAGCGAACTGCAATGTCATAACCCGGCAATTGATCGGTCAGATTGAGACTTTCAGCAAACTCCCTAAGGTGATACATTAAATAACTCCCATACTTTCCAAGCCCAATTCATAAAGAGCAAGATTTCTTTCCTCTAGTGATTCGTAATAATTAATGACACCACTCTGTGTCTCGAAAGGATTCCACACTTCCATACAATAGTCATTAATCAAACGAAATGCTGTGTACCCACAATACACAATATTACAGCCTCCGGGCGTATAACACTCACGCATACCCCAATGGCGCAAAACACGTTTTACATTATTCGTCGTCGGAGGCTTCAACAATATTCTCGGCACAGCACAGACTCCTAACCAACGCCGCAGACTTTTCAGGCGTTTCATTGTAACCCGTGTTCTTGATAAACCAGTTTCCATACCCGTTACGAGTAAGCGTAATTCCCTTAGTCATATTCCAGCCCCGTCTTTGTATTTGCAATTACACTAATGTCTACGATTCGGTACTTATCACCTTTCCAATAATGAAGGCGCTTAGTGTCAGGATAATAACGAACATTCCAACCCTTAATTAAGCGATCCGTTATAAAATTACTCAACTTCCAATTGGTGAGAGCAACAAAATCGTCTCCGTCACCGTGATGCGATCTTCGTTTCATTTGTCAACTCAAATAGTTCTTAATTCTACTCGCGATAAGGAAATTGTACAACATCTTAAATTCCTTCTCAATAAGTTCAATGTCCGCATATCCTTCACCTTAAGAAGCCATTTCATGATGAAAATCTAACCTGAAACATTGCTGCATCTATTGCAATAGAGAGATTGTTAAATGAACGAATGTACCCGTGTTTTCCTACCAATTCATAATATCCAGCACATACGTTGATATAAACATCATCCGAATAGTACCAACGATTCCTATCAATCTTAATCGGCTTATTTTTCAGAGTCTATCTCCAATCCAAGCAAGCAATTCCCATTGCGAACCAAACGAATATGTCCGACCCTCCGATCGAACCTCCCAACTCCGCGCCCCTAAACGACGCACGTACACTTCCTCGCCGCCGTAAGACAGGATGCCCCTACGTCCCGTCAGGCTAGTCACACGAATACTGACGCCCGCCTCCTCGTAGAACCGCAAAGCCCCCTTGCCGACCAGTTCCGATCCGTAGTTATCCATCTCAGTTCCTTCCGTTCCCAGCAGGTCCGTCCCGCTCCGTTCATGTATTAATAATGCACCCTAGTTCTTCGCGAG